TTAAATTCCTAGAGCGGATTGTCCATCCGCTCTAGGCTGGAAATAACCCCCCCGATCTTTTCCCGCTTTGCCCACCGCCCCGTGATGGACTAGCTGATATCCTCCAGGCGCAGGCGTTCCGTTTCCAGCTCCCGTCCTTTTCAGCAAAGATGACATTCTTTCAGAAAAGCACTTAGATGGCATCCTTGTCAAGGTGCGACATGTCACATTTCTCCCCTCCGTCAAACTTGTGATTGCACTGCTTCTATATCCCTTATCCTTGTTAAATCTTCTGCAACGCCTTCACAGTATTCTTCCCCACACCCCAGACCTCATTCTTTGTTGTCCACCCCTTCTTGTGCCAGTATGTCCCGGTTGCAACCGCCGTTTTTTTACCATACACTCCATCTACAGTGAGCACCGTACCTGTGATATAACCCTCCCTGATCTGCCGGTTTAATGCCAACTGCAACCAAACAATAGAATACCGATCCGTTGTCTTTCCTACCTTTGCGGGGCTCGGCGCAAGAAGCGCCGTCCCTGCATACCGGATTTTCGGGTGCTTGTACCAGTGTGTCCACGGGCATTTTTTCAGCGCTGAGATACAAACACCATAGTCAAACCCGCGCGCCTCCACCACATAGCCCCCACCAATATACACCCCAACATGCCCCTTGTACCGCACACAAATACCCGGCAACTCCGGGATGCTTCCTATACTACCCTTTACGGTGGCACTGTTAAACGCCCCATCCGCTGTTACATCGTATGTCCATTTCCCGCCCGCAAGCTCCGCCATAAACCACTCTATCAGCCCATGGCAGTCCGTCGTCCTCTTCCCGACCCACGACCGCACAGCCTGCAGACGCGACGCAGTAAACCATTTGCCCGGGTTTCGCCGTGTAAGATCATTAAGCACTGCTTTTGTCAGTACCCGCCCGTTCGTTCCCATCACATAGGGCACACCCACCTTCCCAATACAAAAGCGCACCAAATCCGCATTACTATTTTTCATATTACACACCCGCCTTCCGAAAAGATAGGGACACCGAACTGGCATCCCCGTAATCATTTCTATCATATTACTCTTCATTTGCTCGTTTTCCTTCTTCCGGCATACCGAATGCAACGGAGGTCAGCAGCGATAAAATCCCTGCCATCGCCGCAGTGCTTGCCACGGTCAACCAGTTGACTTCATTCAATACTGCTGCCGTCCCGATTGTCGCAAGCGCTGTCTGTGCGACGGTCCTTACCGCACGAACCCCCGCCGCCCTTAGCCAAACTTTTGTCTTTTCTTTCATTTTCCTTCCCCTTTCTTTTTTAGATTTAATTCGGATATCTCTTCATACATCTTCGTGACCATCCCGTTCCCGCCCAGGTCGTGGTACGCTTCGTACATCTCCACAAAATTCTCATAGGCATATGATGGTATCTCCCCCTGCCTCATATAACGGTCGTGGTAGTCGATCAGCTGCACCCGCAAAAGCAGCATCGTCCCCCGCCCATTCGCATCCCTGTCTTTTTTCTGCCGCTTTAACAGCCACACGATATAGCCTAAAAGCACAGGAAGCACGATGGTATAAGTCTGCATCAAAAAATCTTTCATACTCTCCTTTCTTTCCCCACACGCAAAAAGAGCGCCCCAAAAAATTAGGCGCTCTTACTTGCATTTTCTATTTGGTTGTGGTATAGTGGCATTAAGAAGGACACCGCCCACAGAGTGGGTTGACCTTGGAAAAAAGATAGAAAATCCACCCCTCTCACTCGGTCAAAGTTTTGGGGTGGTTTTTCTATGCTGAAAGCATCAGTGACATATCATGTAAATGAATGTCAGCAATGCCAAGATGAACATGCCAAAAGCCATCAGGTCCTTGAAATCAAACAAATTCTTGTCATCTTTCCCCTTGCCCATCCGCATCACCCCCATTCTTATGTAGAATAGAGGCCAACGCCACCCTGCAACACGGTGTCCACGTACACTATAGCATATTTTGTCGGGTACTGCAACCCCAAGACCAAATTTTACCGGAAGACCACCTTCACGATGTCGTCCGCCACGCGCGCGACCACGCGGTACCCCTTCGTCAGTTTGCCCCCTGCCAGCATATACTCGCCCTCCGCCGCGGTCGCAATGCCGCCGTCCGCCACTGTGCAGTAGCCGTTTACCTGACAGCTCCCGTCATCGTACACCGCCAGCACGCCGAGCATCCCGACCGGGGACCATTCCGGGCGGTCGAAGCGAGAGATGTACTTCTGTGTGTGGTCGTAATCTGGGTTCAGCTTTGGGCGCGTGCCCTCGTAAACTGGGTTCCCATCTGCATCCAGTACTTCCCGTTCCGTATGTCCTGTAACAATCCTCTCTGTGACTTTCTTTTTTATGGTTTCTCCGGTTTCCTCATCAACTTCCTCAATTTCACGCTCCATTTCTTCTGTAATTTCAACCAGTTCAATCTTAGGGGCTGGCTCCATAATTTCTCTATTAAATTCATCATGCAGGCACATCCCCGTCCATGTGTCGCAGTCGCCATTACCAAGCACAAATGGCCGCCCGGAGACAATGCCAAGGATATATGTATCACCTGCGTCCGCAATGCGGATTTTATCGCCATCAAGGGTAACAAAATGCCCCACCCTGTCTTCTGTGTCCGGGTTGCCATCCTGCCACTCGAAAAACTCCGCATAGTCTGCGGCGGTGGAAGCTGTGATGGTGCCTGCGGTTTTTAAAATACCACTGTACATCAGGGAAAGGGCATTTGAATTTGCACCATATGTCCCATTCCCTATTACAAAAGCATGACCAACTTTATTACTGCTTGTTCCACCGTTTGTCATTGAAACATTATACTTCCCTATTGCAAAAGAGGCATAATTAGCAGCCCTTGTATTATCCCCACTTGCAAAAGAAACTTCACCAGATGTGATTGTGCAATCCCCACTTGCAAAAGAAGCTTCACCAGATGCTTCTGTATATTTTCCACTTGCAAAAGAAGCTTTACCAGATGCTTTTGTTTGAACACCATTTGCGAAAGAGTAGTTACCTGTTGCTTCTACATAGTTTCCCATCCCAATCGAGCATTTACCAGGTACATAAGGTGACTCCCCCATTGCTATACTATAATTTCCAATAGTATTTGGCGCTGATTGACCTACCTTAATTCCATAGTTAGTATATTTTTCTTTCAAGGCATAAGTGTTAGCAATATTTTTCCCATTTCCATCATTTATGGCTTTCGTTGCAGTGTCTGCATTTCCACCATTCGCAGGGAGGCTGGTCGGAAGTCCATTAATTGCGCTTGCATTATGGGTATGCGAAGAATTTGCCTTATTATTTAGCAAGGTATTTGATTCATTCTTCGTATAATACCTCCCATCATGTCCATGATCTGCCACTGCAAAATACGCCGCATGATACCCATCCACCATGTCCGCATTCCCGCCATCCCGGTTTGCCTTTATGTTAATTTTTTTTGTTGCGTTGTCTGCTGTCAACGTAATATTATCCCCAGCTTCCAGTATAAATGTCGCTGTCTTGCCATTCGCTGCGATGGTCACTGCCCCAACCGCTATATTTGAAAATGCACTCTGGTTTACTTCTGCACCTTTCGCTACTCCATCTAACTTCTTTTTATCTTCCGCGCCCATCAGCCCCGCCGCGTCCTGCGTTGCCGCTGTTGTCCCTGCTTTTGCGTTCCAGTTCTCTTTATCCTGCGCTGTCACATGGCTCGTTTCACTATCAAGATGCGTCATTACTGTCTGTGCCAGTCTTTCTGCCGCTAACTTTAAAAATGCCTCATTATTAAGAAGCTTCTCAAACAGCGCATTAAACACATCCGCATGCGCCCGGTCAGTTGGCTCTAACATCTGCATTTTATCATTATATTCTGGTGGGTCTTTTACTGTAAAATCCGGCATTCTTATTCACCCCTTAATTTCGTTTTAAAAAATCTCATCCATATCGAAGATAAACTCCATATCACCATCCTTACCCTTTGGCAAAAATGTTTTATAGGCGATCAAGTCACCTTCCGCATCAAAAAGCCCCTGCTCACTGATCGTCTGGTCTGCAAGTTCCTCCTTGCCAAGCCGCACACTATAGCGCCCCGTTGTTGTTTCCGGGTAGGTATGGCGATCAATATCCTTTTTTAACAGCTCCGCCCGCAGGGATACTTCTTCCCCTGTCGTTACGATCACTGCCCCGCTTTCATCCACGCCGCCGCTGCCAAATGCCATCTGTGTAATCGCAGGCAATGTAATATCCCCTGCGTGCGCCTTACAAAGTTTTTCCCTGCCTGTTTTTGTAATTACCCCCTGTGCCATATCTACCATCCTTTCCCATATCTAACTATGCTATATTTCTTCTTTGTAAATCTCTGCATCCAACAGTCGGCTACCATCCAGCATCACGCTGCCATCCAACAGCCACAAGTCTTTTTCCACCGTCAAAGTCCCGCCAGCTTCCCCCACACAGCCTTCCCCCACGGTTGCCCCCATACACAGCGCACCTTCCTGGGAAAGGGTTGCATCCGCCCCCAGGATTGCGTGTGGCAAAGCGCTCGTGCTTATATCCTCCTTCAGTTCCCCCTGCGTTGTCAACTGGCTACTCGTTTGCGTCCCGGCATTGACATTGCCCTGCAAATAAAATCTGCTTTTTGTTTGTGCTTTGGTACATGCCGCACCCCATATCCTAAGCGCAGCATCATTTTTTAGTTCAAGCAGGATTTCCGGCCGGAAAAGCAGTTTTGCAACCGCCGTTCCAGCGCGCTCTGTGCGCCAGTCTGCACCCGCAATTATTCGTAGTACAACCGGATAAAAATCAATGCCTTGGCCGGATATGGAACCATCCAGGCAGTATGCCCCGTCAAGGAATGTTGTACCGTCAAGAAGATTTGGCATGACATTACAGCGCGCCCAAAAAGAACCCAGGACACGCATGGAAGCATCCGTCCTACATGATACAGTAGCCTCCCAGGGAATCCGGTCCGCCAGAATAAAAACCATATTGGCCGGAAGCATCACCCGAACCAGGTCATGCATTGCCCATATAGTACCATCCGGCAAATCCTCCACCAACAATTCCAGGCTACATTGTTCTTCGGAAACCCTGATATGGTAATCTTTTCTGGCTGCCAGGGCATCCAGATACTCATAAAGCCTTGCCATTGTATATGGCACAGTACGGTTCCATGTAGCAAGGACACTGGCACGGCGGCTTTCCATTTCCTCCATTGCCCCGCTGATGCCAAGGAGCTGTTCCCAGCGTCTTATCCCCTGCAAGTCGGCAGTATGGATAAACCCATTATCCATCAATGTATTTTCTGCCCCATACAATACTGAGAATTCAGGGCTGGCCGCTGTGGAAATCCCCTTAAATTCCTTTGTTCCCTGCAAAAAAGCAGGCAGGTACGAAAGCAGTTCCACCTCATATTTCATGAATCTCCCCCTTTATGGCAACCTCATCTTTCCCCAAGGCTATATTCTGCCCCTGCCCGTTAATTCTGGTTGCCGTAACATCCAGGATACCCGCGATATCCAATATTCTGCCTTCCAGCCTGGAAACCCGGATGACCAGCCCTTCGCCCTCCGCCCATGTCCGGTTCAACTCGTCAAAATATGCTTCTACCGCAGCCCCGATGGAATCCTTTACATTCTCAAACCCATACCCATCCTGATAGACCAGTTCAAACCCCAAATCAATGATTGCCCCCGACACCGGCAGGATGGTTACTTTGTGCCCGATCGGCGCGATCCCGTAACCTTTCCCCTGGTCTGGCGGCGGATCAACCACCTTTTGTACGGAATCAATCAATGTTTCGGATGGAATCTTGTACTCCGAATTGACCAATACCAGTTTTACGGTTCCTCCACCTGCCCATGCTGGATACACCTTCACCCCGCCCACCCCTGGGATTGCTGTTACCTTCGCCTTATAGTCCGCCACATTCCCACCAAACGCCTGGGATTCCAAACTGGCAAAATACCGTTTCCTTAAATGCTCTGTTTCCTCTTCATCTTCCCCGGGGATCAGGATCCCGGCCAGCCTGCCCCCTTCCAGTCCATCAATATAATCGATTGGAATCAATTCCCCCGATGGTAGGTTTCCAGCCTCCCCAACTCCTTCACATTCCATCCGGTATTCCCCATCCACTTCTTTAGCCACAGCTTGGAAAGTATGCCCGCCACAGCGGAAACGCGCCCCTATTGGCACCATGGCAGAAGCTGGGGTGAATATTCCCTTTAAGATGGCATGGGTTGCCGGGTATGGCGAAATCCCCCGCTCCGCCGCCCTGCGGATCAGGCAGTCACGGGAAGCCGTATCCGCAAACATCTCCCGGAAGACCGATTCCAGACTGATATATGCTATCTGCAATTCCGCAGCCGCCGGCGCTAACGCATCATACAGGATGGACCCTTCCCTCTTGTCAAACTCCTCCGGGACACGGGCAAGCATCCTCTCAAGGATCACCTGATAAGTATTATTCTCAAACATTATATCCCCACTTCCCTTCCTGCCACTATGTCCCCAAATACAGTATGTACCGTAAACGTTACATGGATTGTCCCCTTCTGCCCAAAATCAAAGGTGAAGCCATCCACGCTTTTGACCCGCTCATCCCAGGTCAGTGCCTCCGTGACCCTCCGCTTTAGTTCGGGGCATACATAGGAAACCGGCTGACCATACAGGTCAAGGGTTTCAATCCCGTAATTGCCACTGTAAATCACATGCCCATAGCGCTCCGTCAAAAGTATCTTGTGGATTGCCTGGCACATCGCCTCCCTGTCGTCCGCAAAACCATGGATTCTGTTTTCCCCGGGCGGCATTTTATAGGTATGGGTTGGCTGTTCCCTGATCTCAAAATCCATGGGAAGGAACCCATTCACAGACGGGATCATCCCACCCTCCCCAGCACCAAATATTTCTGCCCGCCCTGCTGCCTCAAAAGGATAACCTCCTCACCGACCGCCAACCCATTGTGGACCGTGATTTGCACTTTGCCTATGGCATGGACATGGGGTGGCTCAAGTTCAACCACATCCTCTCCCATAGGCTCCCCCCTATAATAAAAATTCTTTATATTCCCCCCGCTAATATAAGTTTTATACTCTGTAACATTTTGTGTTAGGATCAAGTGTTTTTCTTCTAACGGCAGTTTCTGATCCACAAGGATTTTCAGCGGGGAAATCCCTGTTACCTGCCCGAAACATATCTCAACCGGCTTCATAGCGCGCACCGCATCCACTGCCGCCCTCTTAACCACCTGCAAAAACCTTACCGCATCAGGCAACAAACTCACCTCCCCGCAAGGTCAACTCCATGGTATGCCTGTCCAAATAAAACACATGCCTTGCTTTTTCCACCAACATAAAATTTTTCACCTCCACACCATCAAGGTTTAGCTTCACGGCAATCATGCTGCCCGCCCTCACCCTCACATCCCCGACCGCACATGTTATTTTCAGGTTCCTTGTCCGGCTGTTGTAAAGTTTTAACAGGGCATCTGCCTTTGCCTGCCCATCCTCCCCCTCCTGAAGTGTCCCATAGTATTGCAGTACGCCCCACTGGTTTATATGTCCCCCATCCTGTGCAATATAAACCTCCCGCTTCCCTGTTTTCTCATTATCGTAAGTCAATTTGACTTTGTTGTATGTATTGCTGTCAATTTCGGAAGCATATTCAAAATTCTCCCCTGTTTCCTCATCCATTAATAAGTATGCCCCTGCTTTCCCCACCTTCATTGAGGAAATGTTTTTCAGTGCCAGCTTCCCAAAATCATCATAAAGGACATACATCTCCCCCCGGTTCTTGAGTGTCAGGTCAAGTGCATTCTCCACCATATCAAACAGCGAAGTATTTTCTTCTATCCGGGAGGCAATCACAAAACCCGTATCCTCGATTTCCCCCGTCTGTAATTTAAAATCCGCTGCCAACATCTTTAGGAACTGCGAAGCGGTTTTATTGCCATAAACATAAGTATCCTTATTATTCAGGTAACGCAGTTGGTCATAGGCGGTCAAACGGACAAGCCCGTCTTTATCCTGTCGCTTTGCAAACAGGAAACCAAAGAAAACCGGTGCCCCATCCACTTTTAAGCGGACTGCTGCCCCCTCCGTAAGACACACTGTATCATCCTGCACGATCTGGAACGTAAGTTTTCCCGGGGCACCCCTCCGTTGTGTACTCCACTCAATCCCCTCCTGAACGGCCGGCAGATAGATCTTTTTTCCAGTGGGATCCGAAACCAAAAACTCCACATCCAAGTTTCACACCCCCTTCACGCACTTGGCACCTACCCAGCCAAGCCACCCCCCGGACGGTGTCGTTACGTGATACGGATACGTTCCCTTATGATTAATGAAATTGATTTTTCCCCGATAATTGCTTTTTACCTGTCCGGGTCCACCCCCGTAACTGTCACGGTGGAGCTGCCCATTCACAATCACATCCGACCCGATCCCAATCGGTTTTGACGGCTGCACCGTTGATTCTGCACGCGTTTTTTTCAACTTCCCTCCACCCCCGGGGGAATCCTCTGTGATTTCTACCATTTTTGTGCCGTACTCCCGATACTGCCTTAATTTCACTTTCACCTTCAGGTCAAACCCGTTTTCCGCCTGTTCCGTAATCTGGTAATCTTCAAGCGCCACTTTGATATCGGTTGAGAAAAATGTTTTCCCGGTCGGCGCTGCCCTCGACACAATAAACTGGAACGGCTTTTTCCCCACCTTCAAAGTTTCAAAACAATCCAGATAATAAGATGCCTCCTGAAACCCGGATGGATAGGATGCAAATGGGTACTCTGTCTGTGGGATCAGGCATTCAAATTCAATATCCGTCAGTCCCGGTGTTTTCAACAGATTGATTTCCCCCTCATTGATTAAGGTAACAGTATCATTTGCATTATTGATCTTTACCTGTAATTTCCCCGGTGCAATGGGAAGTTTACATTTTCCCAAATAAAAATCATACCCGCCCATCAGTCATATACCCCTTCCGCTATCGTGTAAGCTGCTTCCTCCACCACCTCGGTCAGACCATCCATCACCCCATCCAGATCCATTTTCCCCGAAATGGTGTTATGGTTTGTCTGCTCAATTTTTATCTCCGCCGTTGTAAAGCGGTTGACCGTTTCCTGCTCTGCAATGTCGCGCAAATATTTCAGGCTCTCTTCCGTGATATCCATGGAGTCGGCAATTTTATCTGTATCATATAAAATATTATCCATACCATAAACTAGATCCTCCCCATAATTGCCTAAATTCTTGTAGTCCTCCGGGGATGGCACTTCCGTTTCAAACAGACTGGAAAGATCAAAGTTTGCGATGCCCTCATCAATCCCTTTACCAAAGGAATATCCAGTATCCCAAGCTGCCCTGTATTCAAACCGCCCAAGTTTCAAATCGTCAGCGTTCACTTTCCCCATGATTTCTACGCCACTGCCATATGTTTCCTCCACCCAGTCACCAATGGAATCCCGCCACCCTTGAAGACCCTCCGCCAGATTTGAGCCAAAAATCCAATCAATCGCGGAAGCCACTGACTGGAGCAGGGAAAGCACCGTGTCAACCAAGTCAAAAAACAGCCGGGCAATCGCACCCACAGGATCATGGAACACATTTGCAAGGAAATTCACAAATGAGGCGATAAAGTTCCAGAGTGTGACAAATAGATCAATGATGAAGTTGATTGCGGCAGAAAAAACATTCCCCACAAACGCCAGCGCGGTCATGAAAACCCCGCAAATAATCCCCGTTGCAGAAACAGAGGTCCCCGCAAAATGATTGACCGCTGCAACCGCCGCATAGAACAGGGCAATCAGGGCGATGATTAATATGATAATCCACATGATAGGGCAGGCACCCATTGCAGCATTCAAACCATTTTGCGCCGCAATCCCTGCGGCTGTCGCGATCATTAAACTCCCCGTTGCCGCAGCATGGGTCATTTGTGCAACCGCCAGCGCGGTATGAATCCCTTTACTAACCAAACTTATGACATTCGCTGCCAACTGCGCACCATAATAAACCGTCAAGGCCGCAGCTACCCCGTAAACAATCGGGGAGAGCCATGACCAATTTTCACCAACGATCCCAGCCGCAGCCCCTAGGAAATCAAAAATTTCCAGTGTAATTCCTGCCACAACCGCCATCGCTTCGATTGCACCGTCCACAAAGCCCTGAAATGCCTCACTGTTCGCAATCTCATTTATTCGTTCTAAAACAGGCTGAAACGCTTTTTGCGCATTATTTTGAAACGAAGTCCAAATCTGAGAAAAGGTCATTGGCATACTTTCAAATTTTTCGTTGGTTTCTTCTGCCACATAAAACATTGCGTTCTTTATCAGCTCTGCCGAAAGGATTCCCTCGCTGGCAATATCCTTCATATTCCCTTGAACATTTCCTGCTAGGTCTTCCACCTCCATCTTCATCACGCCCGCAACACCAGCCAGCACATCTTCATTTTCCTCTATGTACCGGGAAATATTCTGCACAATATTCGGAGCCTGCTCCAGAATGCTGTTGTATTCCTCCCCGCGGAGCACGCCGGAACCCATCGCTTGGGTAAGCTGTAACATGGCCGCTTTAATTCCTGTCGCATCCGTCCCCGCAATGGTAAACTGCTTATTGATCTGCTCCATAAAGGCAATGATTTCTTCCGAACTACTAAACGCATCACCCGCCATAAGTCCAAGCTTGGAAACTGCGTCCGCGGTTGCCTGATAACTTCCTCTTACTCGCTCTGCGGAGAGAAAGATCATGTTTTGCAAGTCCCCCGTCGTCTGCAAACCATCATTCATCATATTCAGGCGGGCAGTTGTAGAAACCATTTGATCCGACAGACTGGTTGCTGCGGTAAGACTCTGGATGGTTGCATACGCCGCAACCGCCCCCTTTATGCTTTGCATCAGTCCATCTGCTTTCTCTGTCCCTTTCTCTATTTCACGGTTAAACCGCCCCTGCTCATCCACATTGTCCCGGATATAACGTTCTGTGTTCCCTACCGTCTGCGAAAGACGCAAATAAGCTTCATTTGCTGCAGAAACATCCATGTTGTCAACAGCACGGTTCAAATTCCGCTGTTCCTGCAGTGCCTGATTGAGTTGTCCCCGCAACTGTTCCAGCCCTGCATTTGCCATATCCGTTCCTATATTCATCGGCTGATTTTCAATCTGCTGAATATGTGTCCGGATACTGTCAATCCGGACAGCCAGACTGTTTAAGTTTTGAAACGATTCCGGAGGGAAGAGATTGGTATTGTATGCCTGTCGTGCAATGGTATCCTGTGTGTTGCCCAACTGCTCCATCATATCATTCGCACTCTGAACTTCCTGCCGAAAACGGTCAATCCCTGTATTCATGAACACGTCCAAACCATCCGTTTCCCATTGAACCGGAATCTTTACCGGATCCGTTGGTTTTACCAGCAGATCTGGCAATTCCGGATTTACGTTCAGATCAATCATCCGGGAAGGTGCATTTCCCATTAAAGTATTCATCTGCCCTTGCTTTACAATAATATCATCCAGGGAATCGGAGATTGCGCCAACTTGCAGTTCGGCAATGGAAGTATCCATTTGAAACGGATTTTCCTTTAAAAATTCAATGGCTTGCTGCATCCGCTCAATTTCCAGGTTTGTCCCCATAATTTCTTTTCTAGTATCTTTCGGCAGAAGATACATCTTTTCCCCAATATTCCGAATGGCATCCTGCATTGTGACAACGTCATTTAATTTATCTGTAATCCCTGCAATCTTTTCTTCTATCCCTGGGATGCCATTTGCCGATATCTCAACCAAAATTTCATCTGGAACCTGTATCTGCGGCTGCTGCGTTACCACTGCTTCCACTGGTACCTGAATCCCTTCTGGTACCTCTATTTGTGGCTGCTGCGTTACCACCGGTTCCACTGGCACCTGCATCCCTTCTGGAACCTGTATCTGTGGCTGCTGCATTACCACTGCTTCCACTGGTACCTGAATCCCTTCTGGTAC